AAAACTCGAACACCGACGAAGCCGCCACCCTTTTCGGCATCCTCGAGGCCATGGGCAAGGAAGCCTACATGGCGCTCTACGACCAGCTCGGCGTCACCGCCTGCCGCATTCTGGTGCCCGGTTACTCCGAGATTTATCCGGTGGACGACCTGATCTGGGACAACACCAACAAGGCACTGGCCTTCCGCGAAGACATCCTCAACCTGCACCGCCTCGACGACGACGCGCTGGCCGACCTGCTCGAACGCCTGGAAGAAAGCGAACTCGACGACTACACCGACATCATCACGCTGATCGGTGTCGAGTTCGACGAAAACACGGTCTGGGGCCAGCTGACCATTCTCGAACTCAAGCTCCTGATCAACCTCGCCCTGCAGGACTTTGAATCGGCCAAGGATCAGGTCGAGGCCTACCTGCAGTACAACGAAAACACCGTCGATCGTGGCCTCTTCTATCAGGCAATGAGCGCGGCGCTGACCGTCGAACTCGACGACGAGATGGATTTCTCCGATTACGAACCGAATTTCCGCCGCATGTTCGGCAATGAACGCATGGATGCCGTCATCGGCTCGCTGGAAGGCAGCATCCGCTTCCATGGTCTGACGGAGACGAGCATGAAACTGGAAGGCCTGGACCGTCACCAGCGGCTGATCGACAGCTACCGCAAGCTGCATGGCGCGCGGGCCAAGGTTCAGGCCTGATCGTTTGCGGGTGCTATTCATCGCAGAACAGGCCGCATTTAGTGCCAAGGCGCTACGTAAGCGCATCAGAATCTGAGAGGTCGGGTACGCCCGTTATCTCCCCCCTCTTTTCTTCAGACCTCACAGAAGTCAGTCATCGGGTGGATTTCTGCTTATTCGTATGTGTTAGCCTAGCGCTGATTTTCGGGTGTTTTCACAGGCTTGGGGAATCGTGCTTTTTAACTCCTATTCATTTTTGCTGCTATTTTTGCCGATTACCGTCCTCGGTTTTTTTCTCGCAGGACGTCTTGGCAAGACCGCCGGATCTGTCTGGCTGGCCGCATGCTCACTGTTCTTCTATGCCTGGTGGGACTATCGCTACCTGATTTTGCTGATCGCTTCCATTTGCGCCAACTATCTGCTCGGCAGTTTCATCGCCAGGCATTCCACAAGTGCAAAAGGCCGCCTGGGGCTAACCGCCGGCATCATTACCAACCTGCTTCTCCTTGGCTACTACAAATACGTCGATTTTTTCATCTCGTCCGCCAACAGCGTATTGAGTACGGACTGGCCGATTCTCGGCGTCGTTCTTCCCATCGGTATATCCTTCTTCACCTTCACGCAGATTGCCTTTCTGGCTGATGCCTACGTAGGCAAGGTCAAGGAATACCGGTTTGTCTATTACGTTCTATTCGTTACCTATTTTCCCCACCTGATCGCCGGTCCGGTCCTGCATCACAAGGAGATGATGCCGCAGTTTGACGAGGACAAGAATTACCGGCCGGCGGCATCCAATTTCGCAATCGGCCTCACCATTTTCGCGATCGGCTTGGCGAAAAAAGTGCTGATCGCCGACAACCTCGCGATTTATGCCGCCCCGGCATTTGCGACAGGGGTCGACTCGCCATCTTTCTTTTTTGCCTGGGGCGGCGCGTTGGCCTATGCCTTCCAACTCTATTTCGATTTCTCCGGTTATTCGGATATGGCTATCGGACTATCGAGGCTGTTCGGCGTGCGCCTGCCCCTGAATTTCAACTCTCCCTACAAATCCCGAAACATCGCCGAATTCTGGCGGCGTTGGCATATGACCTTGTCGCGCTTCTTGCGCGACTACCTCTACATTCCGCTGGGCGGCAACCGGCATGGCAACATTCGTCGCCAGGTAAACCTTGCTACCACTATGGTGCTTGGTGGTCTTTGGCACGGCGCCGGATGGAATTTCGTTATTTGGGGCGCCCTCCATGGCAGCTATCTGGTGATCAATCAGCTATGGCAGAAACTATCCTGTTGGAGTCCGTTCCGCTTACCGGTTCGACTCAGCCGTTTTCTTTGCGTAACTATTACCTTCTTGTGTGTTGTTTTTGCTTGGGTCTATTTCCGCGCCCCCGATCTCGCTACCGCAAATCGACTCGTACTCGGCATGCTGGGAAGCTTTGGCGTCGCCCTGCCCGAACCGATCTTGTCGCGCCTCGGTCCGCTCCGAAGTGTTATCGACAATATGGGGGTGCAGAGCACCCTCGGCGGTGGAGCATTCTTTGTCGAAACTTGGTGCTGGATTGCGGTGGGTGGCCTGATCGCGTTTTTCGCCCCGAATACCCAGGAAATCATGCGGAACTTCGAGCCAGCGCTAATCGAAGAAGGCAAGTCCAAATCGAAACCAATACCAGGTATCGCCTGGCGCCCGATGCGGCGGAGTGCCATCGCCATCGGGGTATTGTTCGCGTTTGGCATGCTCGCCTTGAGCCGTCCAACTGAATTCCTGTACTTTCAATTCTGATGCACACACCACCATTGACGCTACCTTGGTCTGGATATTTGCGATGGATGCTTGCGACGCTCCTCATCGTGATTGTCGTGACAGGGTTGATCAACGTCACCATCGATCCACTGGGCGTATTTGACTCACCCAGAATGCCACGGATTAACACCGTAAAACCCTATCTGGACCATCACCGGGAGCTTGCGCGCCATGAAAGGGCCGTTCATGCGTGTGCGAACACCGGCATTTTCGGCAACTCTCGCGCCGAAATCGGCTTTGACCCGGATAGTGCCTCGTGGGCAGCCAACGGATTATCCGCGTTCAACAATGCGATTCCCGGTAGAGGCCCAAGGTCTTCCCTAGAGCAGATTATTTGGCTCCAGAGAGCAAAATGTTTGCCCAAGACCATTTTGCTGGGCGTCGACTTTTTCGACTTTCTCGGCGGATCAGAACCAAAGCCGACAAACACATCGACGAATAAGCTTCCGCCACGACGCGACGCCAAGTTCTTCGCCGAGTCGGTTTTCTCCATCAACGGGCTCCGCGATTCACTGGTCACAGTCGCCCTGCAGAGTGCGCGCTACCCCGCCACCTTGACCGACCGCGGTTTCAATCCTTTGCTCAACTACGTATCGGAAGTCGAGCAAAGTGGCCATTACATCCTCTTTCGCCAGCGTGCGGAAGAAAACCTGCGCAACTGGAAACGCAAGCCAATGCGGCTAAGGCCCCCAGACGGAGATGTCTCCGACGACGAAGCAACCCTTGAAACAATTCTCCTGCGCACGGCACAAGCCGGTAGCAGCACATACATCGTCATTTACCCGTACCACGCACAAATTCGCATGATGCTGGAGCGACTTGGAGCTGGACAGCTGTTTGCAGAATGGAAGCGAATGCTGGTCGGCATCGCGGAAAAGAGCGCGGCGCAGGGAGCGCTTGTCCAGCTTTGGGACTTCAGCGGCATCGGACCGGAAACCCTCGAGGCCATACCCTCCAAGGGCGACAGGAAAACGCATCTTGCGTATTACTGGGAGGCAGGACATTTCAAGAAAGAACTTGGAGATCAGGTGATAGCCCGTCTGCTTGGCAAGCCCGGCAGCTTCGGCATGAAACTGGATGCCGGAAATGTCGATGCCTGGCTGACGGAAGACCGCCGTCGCGTCCTGGCACTCTTCGATACCCCGTCTCCCCTGCGTCAGGAGGTCGAAGATTTGTTCGCCCTCAACAAATAGCCTCATTACGGCCATAACGAACTGAACCAAACCCGGCAGCGAACATCGAAGCTCCTTGAACCTTAGACGGCGTAGCGATTCCCGAGGTATCGCGCCTGTCAGCACCCCACCCGGTAGAAATAGAACTTCGATGAACGCCACAAGTAGGGAGGGGGGAGAAATCGGACAGTCGGGAGGCCGGGAAATCCACCCGCGCGGGCCGTGGTTGAGCCATTTCGGGGCGGGGCTTCAGAATTCTGATTTCCGGACAGTTCTAGGGTAAAAGTACGGGGATTTCGGGAGGAATGTCCGGGAAATTACGGCGGGCAGTGCGGATTTATTCCTACTTTGAAGGGCATTTATTCAGCGATCACAGCCCCTTTATTGCCAGCGACAGGTGATCGGTTACAACATCGGCGACCAGTTTCTGATCGGAGGCAGGGAAGCCGACAAGGGGTCGGGCTTCCAAGCCGGGGTGATTCACTCGCTTGCGGAACATCCCACCGAAGTGCAGCGCCTTGGCCTTGCGCGCCGTGATCACATGAGGGCGCGAACCGCCCTGATGGAATATGGCCGGGAATCCATCGCCATCATCGAAGCCGAGACGCAAGGCATCGTTCTGCACCTGGTAGTGGAAATTGGCGAGCATGCGGCCGGTTCGGTTCAACGGTCCGCCCTTGCGCTTGCCGGCGGCCTTGGTCGAGTCGGCCAGTTCCTTCCACTTCTGGCCTTCAGGATCGACGCCCTGGGCATGGCGCTCTTGATTCACGCGTAACAGCGACTCGCCCATGCTGCCGAGCATTTCCTGTGGCGTGGCCACCTCGCGGCGGACGGCCTCCATCATCCTGGTGATATGGTCGGCTTGAAATTCGATATCGAATTGCATAAGATGAACTCCTGTGTGGCGATAGAAGACTGGCTCCCATGAGAGCAGACCCAATCAAAACCACCGAACCCGGCCCATGGAGCCGGGTTTTTCATTTCTTGAACAGCAAACGGCCGACGCGCTGTTTATCGAAGTACTTCAGCCGAGCGCGTTCGTTGCTCGGCTCGGCGATGAAAGCTGTTGATCCTGTCCATCCGCCGCGCGACCACTCAAAGACCGAGATACCGTATTCGCCGGTGCCTTCGACCTCGAAAGCCCGCAGATAGCGGCGCTTCAGGCGCCAGTTTTTCGGTGCATCCGGATTGGCGTTGCTGTGGGCGCGGTCCTCTTCCCATGCCCACCAGATTTCGTCCGGCTCGGCCAGGGTCATGGCAATCAGGTTGATGTAGCGCAGCCGGTCCTGCTTTTCCGGCTTCGCCAGCCACTTGTATTCGCCTGTGCCATCCTCGAACAGCGCCCGGGTAATCGCCAGCGTGCTGCCGATCACGTCGGTGAAGGCCGAACCTTCGGTGACCGTTGCGCCGAACACATCGAGAAAGTCAGCCACTGCGACTTCCGGCGCCGTGCCGGCCGGCAGGATGACGTGCGGCGGCACTTTGCTTGGCGATGGCAAAGGCAGCTTGATCGCTGGCGCATCGATGCCGCGTTCCTTGAGCACTGCATCGTAGCCCTGCAGCGGCGGCACGGTGTGCGGTTCCAGCCAGGCCTTGCCAGGGTTGTAAGCGAAGCCGGGATCGATACCCTTCGGCACCTGCACCGTGCGCGGGTTGCTGCCGGTCTTGCCGACGATGCGTTCTTCCCACTCAATGGGGGGCGCCTGGTCGGGGCCGTCCTGGCCTTTCTTCTTCCACTCCCGTTCGGCTTCGACGCGGGAGAGGGAGTATTTACGGCACTTGCAGCCCCAACCGTTTTGCGGCGTATGCGTATCCCACCACGGATCGTCGAGCGGCAGAACCATGCCGTCCCACGATTTGTGCATCAAGCGCGGATGCTCAATGCTGGTGTGTCGATACATCGCATACGGTCGGAGGTGCTTGACGGCCTGCATCTGCTTCTCACGGCCGGCGTTGTAGGACTGGGTGACGTTGGTGTCGTAGATGACCTTGGAGCGCCAGCCAGGTGTTCCGTTGTGCGCCCAGCCGTGCTTTTTGACGATCTCCGGGAAGGCCTTCTGGAATTCGGCATAGCCGCCGGATTCCTTGGCTTTGGCAATCGCGTTGTAGAGGTCTTCGACCAGGCTGTCATGCGTGGCGCCGGCGACGACGAAGGCGTGCGAGTTCTGTTCCTGCCAGATGTCCGTCCAGCCGGACGATGGCAGTTTGATCTTCTGTTGAAAGAAGTCGATGGCTTCAGAGAAAGGGAGATTGGCGGGGTTAGCCAAGGTTATTTCCCTTCTGTTCGTTCAATGAACACGCCACGGGCGGCAATCTTCTTCAACGCAGTTGCGCATTCGAGACCAAAAGCGAACATGACGGTACCGGCCCCGCACCGCGATTTTTTGTGCTCATTTTCTTTTCCGGGTACGAACTCGATTCGGCCTGATACAAAAAGCATCGCCGAGGCCTTCTGCATGGCCTCTTGGCACCAAGTTGTATCCGTCCGCGAGAAAACTAGTGCGAGGCCGTTTCCGTGTTCGATAAAGCGCCGCATCCATAGGGTGGTTTCTGCACCATAGGGTGGGTTCATCCATACCCGACCAAACCATGGCTTTTTAAGACCGTCATCAAACACTGTGTATTTGACTGCTGCCGGAACGACTGTCGCCATGTCATGCGGACTAGACGGGTCGAGGTCGAACGAGATCCCGAGTTCGTCGAAGATCCACGCTGGCGTGTACCACTCAACACTTTTGTGTTTCGCGATCGTGCGCTGTTCGCCAAACATCCCAGACATCGCTATTCCCCATCCCCAACCTCAGCCCGCCCCGCCAAATGCGCCGCCATCAGCCCGTTGGCCAGCGCCTCGGCCCACTTCGGATCGGCGCGCAGGGCGTCGATCTGTTCCATAGCTTCATCGAAGCTGCCGGACTCGGCGACGATCTTCGACACCTGTTGAATCACCTGCTGTTCGAACGGCGCGCACAGTTGGGCGAGCTGGGCGCCGTAAGCGGTGGTGATGTCGTCGCCGGTCAGTGCCACAAAGCGGGTCAGCGCGGCGTCGGCCGGCGGCGTGTCGGTCGCCGGTGGGGTGGCCTTGGCATTGGCCTTGAGCAGAATCGCGCCTTCCTTGGCGCGCGGAATCTGCATGATCTTGTGGGCGTAGTCGACGTCGATCTCCATGCCCATGCCGGCCGCCTTGTCGAGCACGTCGACCATCTTGGCCTGGTCCGGCGTTTCCTCGGTCAGGTGCCCGAAAACCGGCACACGATCCGGCGGGAACATGCCGTTGATCAGGGCAATCGGCCGCACCACCTGCGCGTTCATTGTCGGGTCGATCTTCACCACATCGTCGAGCAGGATTTTGCGCAGTTCCTTCTCGTGCACCTCGCCCAAGGCATTGGTGCTCGTCTTGCCGTCGGCCTGGCTGGTCAGCGTGCCGCCGAGAATGGCGATGGATTGCTTCTTCTCCCAGTAGGCAATGGCGTTGAGGAAGTCGTCAATCGATCCCGTCTTCATGGCCTGGATGAACTCGATGGACATCGTGCTCGGCACCACGCCCGCACCGTCGTTGCCGATGTTGCGGACGGCCCTGAGCAGCTGGTCGCGTTGCTTGGCATCGATTCCGGCCGGGTACTTGCCCAGGCGCAGCGGCAGGCCGTACTTTTCGAGGAAGCGCTGCATGTCCAGCGAGTTGTACGACTTGTAGGCGTAGGCCCAGGCGATCACGCGGAACAAGGCAGCCTGCTCGATGTAGCCGGACAGCGCCTTGTGCTGGTGGATCACCCAGCCGCCCTCGCGCAACGGCTCCGGCATGCCGTGCTTCAGGTATTGCAGCACACCTGTTTCCCGCTCGATGCGGAAATCGGTTTGCGGTACCCACAGGAACCGCTTTGGCAGCCACGTCGAACCGGTTTGCCACTCGATTTCATGACAGGCCAGGCCCTTGCCGATGCCGTCGGTGAGGTCGTAATGGAAGCCCTCGAAATCCGGAATCTTGCGCAACATGTCATCCAGTTCGGCCGTGCGAGCGATTTCGCTCTCGCTGGCATCGTCGCGCGGCGTCAGTTTCCAGCCCAGGCCGGTCACTGCCCGGCGGCGCTTGGCCATCTCGGCGAAGACATGCGTGTCGTGCTGTTCGATCAGGTTGAACAAGCGCGCCTGGTCGGTGATATGGCCCTGATCGGCCTGCATGAAGGCCGCTGCCAGGCGTGCCGGGTCCAGCGTCTGCACCGACAGATAGTTGGCCGTGTCGCCGTTCGAGGTACGCGGCCCGGCCTGCAGGGCATCCAGCCCGCGCTTGGCGATGCCGGCCAGCGCCGCCTTGATCTCTTTAATCATCGTCGTCATCCCATGAATCGAAGGTATTGCCCGGCGCGTGGTTTCGACGCGAAGTAGCCGCCGAGGTATAGAGCCAGTCGCCGGCAAAGGTCTGCGCCCGCTTCCATAGCATTTCCAGCGCATCCGGGCCGTCTTCGTGGTCGGCCTCCGGGTAGAACTTGAGCTGCTCGATCAGCGTCGTCTGGCTGCGGTGCAGGCGAATCTGGCCGTTGCCGACATAAGGCTGCAGCGACATGATCGCCAAATCCTTGTCGCGCCCGGTCTCGCCCGGGTAAGCCGGGAAGGCGATGCCGGCCAGCGCCGCCCGCTTGATCAACTCGGTATAGAGGAATTCCTGGAAGGCAATCGCCTCCACCGTCCAGGCCAGGCAGCGGTATTCGGCCTGGAACTCGATGGCGCGGGCGATGATCAGGTCGGGCACCTTGCGCGCAATGTCGGCCTCGACCACATCGAGCATCATCTTTTCGCGGTTCAGGCCGCCGATCAGGATGGCCGACGGGTCACGCTTCTTGTTGGCCTTGCCAAGCGACGGGTCCAGCGCGCCGAAGAACAGCCAGTCAGACCGCCGATCCACCCAGAAATGGATGCTCTTGAACGGCGCCGTATCGTCGTTGCCGGCCTCGTTCTGTTGTTCCTGGTTAAAGGCATCGTGGTCGCTGGCGTACATGCAATACAGCCGGTAGAGCGGGCGCACATCCGGCCACGACACCACGGCGCCGGCATCCATCGCATCCTTGTTGGCCTGGTAGAAGGCCAAGGCTTCGGCTTCGGCGCGTTCCTGGGCGCCATCCTCATCGCTGGCCGAGGCCGAGGTGTAGATGCCTTCCCACTGCTCCCACAGGTCAAGGCGATCCGGCCACTTCATGATCGACTTGAACACCTTGCGCCGCCAGCCCGGCTTGCGCGAAACCCGGTTGATCGCAGCGTCGTAGTGCAGGCTGGTGCCGACCCAGAAGATATCCAGCCCGCCCGCCGGCCCGGCCAGGCCGACCACGGCCTTGATGACGAAGTTCGTAACCGCGTCGCGCTGTTCCTTGTTGCGCACGTTCTCGTCGTTTTCCAGATCGTCCAGGAAGATCAGGCCGGGGCGGTGCGGACCATGGCGCATGCCGCGCATCTTCTTGCCGACGCCGCCGACGCGGACCTTGATGCCGTTGGCCGTGACGACGGTCGCCGCCTGCCAGATGCGGCCGCGCCCGATTGCTTTCGGGAAGTCGGCCGCCAGGCGCGGATTGCTGTCCAGCTCGGCCTTGATCGCTTCGAGCATTTCAATCGATTGCTCCAGCGTGTTCATGATGATGCCGATCAGCCACTTGCGGGCCTTCGGGCTGGCATGCGGCACCAGTTCGGTGAGGTAGTTGGCGCGGCAGATGCACCACAGCGAACCGAGCTGGGTTTCGTAGGTCGACTTGGCTTCGCCGCGCGGCGCCTGGTGCACCTCGCGGGCATCGGCCGCGCCGTCGATCCGCTCCGGGAAGCATTCGAAGATGTAACGATGGAATTGCGAGAAGTGCGGCGTCGGCACGTAGTGCGGGAAATAGGTCTTGCAGAAGAATTCGTAATCCACCACCGCCCGCTCGCGCCGCGCCTTGCTGGCGGCCGGATCGATGGGGAAGGCCTCGCACTCCAGCTCGATGGTCTGGCGCAATTCCTCGGCGAAGGATTCCATCCGGCGCTGGAAGTCGCCGAGGTTCTTCACCTCGGCCAAGTCTTCGTAGTCGTCGGACCAGTCGAATTCACGCATGGTCAGTAATCCACCGATCCTGCACGGCTGCCGCCTACGTTCTTGGCAAAGGCGTCAGCCATGACCACGTGGGCGATCAGGTTGAGAACCTGTTCTGTAGGGGCGGACAGCAGCGGCTTACGCATACCGTTTCCCCAGCACCGCCCCGATATCCTCGACATGCGGCTGCAAGGCCCGCAGTGCCGCCGGGTCGGTCTTCTTCAAGAACTCGGCGATCACCTTCAGCGTATCCAGCGCCACCGACAGCCCGGAAAACTGCGGATTCAACCGCCCAAAGGCCTTGCTGAACTTGGCGTAGCCGTCGGCCAACTGGGCGAGCAGCGCCGCCTTGGCGGCGGCCGGAATCTTGGCTTCTTCCAGTTCCCGCGTGGTCGTGATCACCTGGCGGGCGAAGTCCTCGACCAGTTGCTTGTTAAGTTCGTCCATGCCCTGGTCGCTGATGCGATAGGCGGCGCGGGCCGTATCCCAGTCGTCGCCCTTGGCCTTGGCGATGCGCTTCCACTCCCGCGCCGTGTCGTAGCTGACGCCGCAGGTGATCGCCGCGCCGTTCAAGGGCATACCCTCGATGTACATCTGGCGCGTGCGCTCGCGGGTTTCCTGGCTGTGCGCCATGGTCACATCCGCTTCAGCAGCTCGACGACGCCGGCCGCCATGGCACCGCCGATACCGCCACCCATGGCACTGAGCTTGGCGATCTGGGTGCTCTGCTGCTTGTCCTCGTTTTCGAGGTCGGTGATCCGTTCGCCCATTTCGTCGATCCGCTTGCTGACCGCCGTTTCCACGCCGTCGATCCGCTTGCCGAGGTTCTCTTCGATGCGCGTCATGCGTTCGCCCTGCGATGCTTCCAGCCGGCGGATATCATCCTTGATGTCGTCGATGCGGGCCGTCAGGCCCTGGTGCATGGCCTGTACCGCGCCGGTCAGTTGGCCGATGCTGTGCATCACCTGGGCGTGATCGGTCGGCGTGTTCGTGTTGCTCATGGTTCCCCCTGGGGTTGGTTGATCTGGCGGTCGGCAATCACCACGGCCTGGCAGGCCGTGAGCTGGTGCACTACGGTGTCGGCCTCGGCGGCGAGTCCGACAAGAAATTCAGCAGCCGCTGTTGAAAGTTCGGCTCGCGTTTCACCATCACATCGGCCGGGGCCGGGGGTAGAACCGGCGGCGCTACCGCCATCGGCTGTTTGGCGGCGGGCAAGTTCGATGCGCAGGCGCAAAGCGCCAGTGCGCAGATCGGCAACAGTGCGGTCGTGAGTAGCTTTTTCATGCTGCAGGGACTCCTGATAGGTTTGGGAAGCGGCGGCCAGTTGCTGGGCGTTGTGCTGTTCCTGGGCGCGGGCGGCGGCCTCCTGGGCGACAATCCGGGCATTGGCCCATGCCAGTTCGTCGTTTTCGCGCTGCTGCCAGACCGTTAGTTCGGCCAGCTTTCCCTGGTCATAACGATGGCTGCCGTATGACTTGATCGATGCAGCGATAGCGGCGACCAGCAAAACCGACGTAATCAGCCCGGCCAGCACGTTGATCAGGCGCGGATTCATGCGCTCACCCCCCGGCCCCATGAGAGATAGCGCCGCTGCAAGTGATCCAGGATGCGCTGCGGGTAAGCCAGGTTCTCCCGGCAATGGCTGGGGTGCCGACGGCCCTTGCCGCAAGCGTTGTCGATGCTCTGTCGATCCTTCGCCGGCCGCGCCAGTGCCGCTTCCGCCTGCCAATGGCCCAGCCCGCCGTTATAGGAACGCAGCGTTGCCCACCACCGGTCGTATTCGCTGTCGCCCCGAACGCGGGCCGACAGCCAGCGGTCGTAACCGATCATGCCGCGCATGGCCCACGCCGGGTTGGCCGGCTGGCAAGCCTCGGCCGACAAGCCCTGCAGCTTGCACCACCACTGCGCCGTCGCCGGCATGAACTGCGCCATGCCCAGCGCCCCGACCCGCGATACCGCCTGCGGGTTCCAGCCGCTCTCCTGATGAATCTGCGCCGCGAAGAGCGCAATCGGCGCATCCAGCCCGGCTTCGGCATGGGCAATGCGGGTCAGTTCGGCGCGGTAGCGAACGGCGCTGGCCGGTGTTTCCTGCGCCTGGGCGCTGGACGGCCATAAAAATCCGGCCAGCAGCAACAAGGCGCCGACCAGCAAAACGATCAGCAGCTCGCCGTGCTGCTCCTCCCGGGGGCGGCTCATGTCAGGCCCCCAGCCCAATGGCCAGCATGGCGCAGCCGACGATGATGGCCCGGCGCAGCATGGCCATGGCGAACACGAAGCCGTCGCCGTCGACCATCTCGAACGGGATCAGCTTGCAGTCGCCTTTCTCGCATAGGTCGATATCGCAGCACTCATCCCCCGGCTCGATCTTGACGATGAACGAATCGGGCCGGGCGTAGGGGAACAGGGAGCGGTCGAACCAATAGCCGATGACGCCGGCCATGGTCAGCAGCGACAGCTTGTAAAGGCTGACGGGGAGTTGCTGCGGGTACATCAGGCCGATAACGGCCAGCAGCACGATGGTGGCGACCAGCCACCAGAACAGGCGGGGGAGTTGCATGCGAAACCTCCGTAAATATCGTTCAAAGGACGATTGGAGGTTACGCGGGGGTGCTGCGGGGGGTTAGGCTGGAAACGTTTCCAGCCCAAGATTATGGATAGGTGATCTCGAATGAAGCTGCTGCTTCGTCGCCTTTGGAGCAGCCACCTTCGACGTACCGTTTCAACTCGATTCGGGAGAGTGAATAAATTCGGCAATCGCAATCCTCTTTGGAGCAATTCCAGGGAGCGTTATTGCTGCTCCAAAAAGGGTCGCTGAAGTGCAGTGTCTTGCGGTCAGTACTTTCCCCTGCACATGGGCCGATAAGTTGCCAATAAGGCCTCAGATGAATCAGCGCCAGCATTTGCTGCCGTCGATTCTCATGATGCGTATGTTTAGCTGTCACGGACGCTTGTTCTCTGCCAGGTCGAACATGCCGACCAGGTGGACGGCATGAGCTACGCCGCCAGCGCTGTTCGGATAGCTCTGTTGGCCGGTGATAACACCACAGAATTTCGCCCGGCTATTCGCAACGATTTCACCCGTAGAACGGACCGCAATAAATCGATAGATACGACCGACTTCATCAAAGAGACCGCCCAAGAAGATTTTTTTCCCCGGAATGCTTTTGTCGACTGCGATCTCAATGATATTTCCGCTCACGCAGAGCTTGTTCCCGCGTTGTGATTCGGAGTCCTTCATCACCAATGCGTACTTTCCGGGTGGCAGCTCTTGCAATTCGGACCACTTCATATACTCCGCGCGCCAGATCGCCAATGCTGCTGCGCCAACATCGACATTCCCGCCGGAGATATCTGTCATGTGCGGCTTAGCCGTTTCGATGGCCTCTATCAGGTTTTTTGGTGGCGGCGGCGCCTTGGGTGTCTGTTGCTCGGTCGGCTTAGCCTCGGGCACCGTCGACTTTCCTGCTTCTGCCACTGCGGGCAGGTTCGATGAGTTGCCGCAAGCGGATATGGCAATACAGGCCAGCATCGTCCAGACTATTTTTTTCATCTTGTATCCCTGTGTCGTTCGTGAAACGCTTCACTCGGCAAGTCGTTTGATTCGTAGCGCCACCCGGCGCGGCCAAAGCATGAACCGATTGGCCATCCAGCACATACCCAGATACATCGCGCCGGTCCCATAAACGACGGCCATACCCCACTTTTGATCAGCACCGTTCCCCCAAATGGTGTGCCATGCGACAGCGAGGAAATAAATTCCAACAAGGCCAGCGATACCGTAGGCAAAAACTGCCTCTATCCATGGCGTGATTACTCGTTTTGTATCTTTGTCGGCATTCCAACCAATTGATCCGGCTTTCCAGCTGACAACCAGTTCGCGCGCAGTGAAACGATGATGTTCCATCAAGCTTTCCAGCCACTCGCGTGCCGGCTTCGGGCACCAAATTCCAGTGAGCTGGGCAAATTCCACCTGCAATTGGGATTCCGGCTTTGGAGGGCCGAGATGAAGATTGACGTTGTTGATATCTCGGCCGGCTGCCTGCCCGCCGTTTGAACCGTAGTTATTGCTCATTTTTCCCCTTGTTTACGATGTTTCTACCGGCTGCCTGAGCACCATTCCCAGTTGCCGTAACGGTTATGGTCTTGCTGCCATTTCCATTCAATTTCTCTTTGATCTGTCGGCTGACTTCGGCTGGTCCGGACTCGGTGAGTACGAAGGCAAGCATGCGCTTCCTAGTCGCCGGATCGAGTGCTCTATAGCCATCAAGCAATATCTGCTCATCGGCCGCCAATGCTGTACCAGAGCGGATTCCGGTCAGGATGTATTGGGCATCCGCTCCCGCCTGGGCAAACATGAAAAGTACGTCGCTCCCCATGGCTGCCTTAGCCCGCTCGTACTTCCCCCACATCTCGCGACTAACGTCGCAAAAATCCCCGGCCTGATCTTGGGAGAGCTTCAGGCGCTTCCTTTCCTCGGAAATCCGAGGCGCACAAACAGTAGAAAAATCCATGGGCAATCCGTTGACAACGAGAACTCAAGTTCTCATAATTGAAACAAATCGAATGAACTTAAATTCTCAACCACGAACAACGGAAGAGGTGAAATAAAGTGAAAGACAACGAAAGGCTAGCACAAGTAAATAAGCGGATAAAGGACGCCGGGATTGCGCAGTCCTCTATTGCCCGCCGTCTTGAGGTTCCGGAGTCGACTGTCAGCAAGGTTCTTAGTGGGAACAGTCCAGGCAAGCGCGGGAATTCCCGCAAGGTTGCTGTCGCCCTGGGAATTGTCGATGGCCGTCTTGATATGACCATTGACGATGTGCTCGTCGGTCTGAAAGCAGCGTGAGGTGAGCGATGAGTGAAATCAAATACCGCCACCCGGCCAATCACGACTTGTCTTGGTCCGGCAAGGGGCGTCAGCCGAAGTGGGTTGAGGCGTACATCGCCAACGGCGGTTCGCTGGTCAGCCTGGATGTTTCGGTTCAGTTCAGGACTGAGATGGATTGCCTCGACGATGCACTTGATGCCGCAGAGATGGGTTCGGAAGGCATCGACCTCGGCATCGGTGGCCTGACCGACCCCGATCTGGATGTCGTTCGGCCGCGCGCCGAGGCCGTGCCAGCCATTGTGGTTTCCGGTGAGGTTGTCGAATACCCCGAGGTTGGTTTTGCCGAGATCAATCAGTTGATCGGGCAAATTCAAATGGCGAATTCGTTCGCCCGTTTTGCCGACGTCGTGAGTTTGCAGAAGTTGGCTCATATCAAGGAAACCAAGGCCTACAAGGCTTCCAAGGGTGTTGAGGTCAAATTGGCGAGTGGCGAAATTGCCGACGTCGGGACTTGGGAAGGCTTTTGTTCGGCTCTCGGAATGTCCGTCAGCAAGGTCGATGAAGATTTGACCAACCTGCGCGCCTTTGGTGAGCAAGCTCTGGAAAACCTTTCACGGATTGGCGCTGGTTACCGGGAGTTGCGGCAATGGAGAAAGCTGCCTCAGGAACAGCGCGAAGCCCTCGCACAGATCGCCACGACCGGCAGCAAGGAAGATGTCCTCGAAGCCGCCTACGACGCCATCGAAGCCGAGCGCAAGAAGGCTGACGAACTGGTGGTCAAGAACGCCGAGCTGGGCGAAGACCTGAAGCTGGCTGAGCGGCGGGCCAAGAACCTGGACACCGAGTGCGAGCGCAAGGATATCCAGATCAAGCGGCTCTCCGAAGCCAAGAAGCGCACCACGGATTTCCTGCTGCGTACCGAGGAATTGCGCGAAGAGTGTATGGCCCTGCAACTGGGTGCCGAACTGCATTTGAACAGCCTAAAACGGCTCTTTGAAGAGACCGACCCGCAAGCCCCGGAAGGCACCCTGCAGGTGGAGCAGCTGTGGGTGGTGGCGAACACGCTGGCGGCACGGGCGCTCGACCTGCTCGCATTCATGAGCGCCAGGGTGCCGGATGGCATGCCGGACCGGCCGATGACGCAGCACATGCTGACCCCCGAAGAAGCCATCCGCTGGCTGCAGGATTACCCGCTCATCGAAAACCGCTTTGCCGCCGAATCCGCCGTGCGCGAATCGCGCCGGGAAGCCGCCCGCCCCAAGGGACCGGGGCGCCCGAAGGGCTCAACCAACAAGGCCGCCGAGGAATAAGCCATGAAGGGCAATGCGATGGTGAAACACATCCAGACCGGCACGGTGGCGACTCCGGCGGTGATGCCCACCGCTCAGGTGCTGGCCCTGCGCCAGCGCGACCCCTGGCGCGAATCGACCGACCGCGCCCGTCAAACGGCGCTGTATCGGGAAACCCTGGTGCTGTACGTCCGCGCCATGACCGATGAAGGGGTAACGCAAAACAACGCCGTCGGCCTGTTGATCGAACGGGGCGAAGCCGGCCGCCTGCCGCCGCATGTGGCGGCCGTCCTCAAGGGGGCAGCCAAGGCCGGCCGCGTCGCACCCAGTCGTAGCGCAATTTGCGACTGGTGCGCGGCCTACCGGGAGGGAGGCATCACCGCCTTGTTGCCCAGCCACAAGGGCAGGGTCGTCGAGGCGGCCGGCTGGTGGGGGCCGGCGCTGGAATACTTCAACGCGCCGAGCAAGCCGGATATGGCGGCGGTGCATCGCCACCTGGTCGAAGTCGATCACTTCGCGGTGAGCTACGACCAGGTGCGCAACTACCTGACCGGTGTGCCGGCCATGCTGGGGCGCAACAGTCCGGCGCGTCTGGGCCGCAACCTCTACAAGCTGACCGAGAAGGCCTACATCAAGCGCTCCACCGACAACGCGCTGCCCGGCGATGTCTACGTGGCCGACGGCTACCGCGCCGACGTGTATCTGGCTCACCCGCTGACCGGCGACATCTGGCGTCCGGAACTGACGGTCGCCATGGACATGCGCAGCCGCTTCATTGTCGGCTGGCGTGCCGACGAACACGAAGGCACCTACGCCGTGCAGAACATGTGGGCCGAGTGCTTTGGCCGCCATAACCATGTGCCGCCCTTCCTGTACGTCGACAACGGCTCAGGCCACAAGAACCGCCTGATGAGCGATGAATGCACCGGCTTCTATGCCCGGGCCGGCATCCAGCAGGTGATTCATGCCATTCCCGGCAACCCGCACGGCAAGGGGTGGATCGAGCGCTTCTTCCGCATCGTGCGCGACGACTTCTTCAAGCTGTGGCATCCCGAGCTGTACTGCGGCGACGACATGGCGCCGGAAGCGCTGAACCGCACCGTGGCGGAGGTGAAGGCCGGTCGGCTGAGCCTGCCCAGCATCGAAGAGTTCACCCGGGCCTTCAATGCCTGGCTGGAGCGCTATCACGCCCGGCCGCACCCGGAGGACGAGCGCTTTACCCGCGCCCAGGTGTGGTCCGATCTCGTACCGATACCGGCCGCCGCCAACGTGGCCGAACTCAAGCGCCAGGCAGTGGTGCTGACTGTTGCCCGGTCGATGGTCAAGCAGGGGAAACGCTTCTACAAGCACCCGGACCTGATTGCCTTCAACGGCCAGAAGCTGGTCCTGGAGTACGACCTGTTCGACAACGCGGTCGGTGTCATCCGCACGCCGGACGGCCGGTGGATTTGCGACGCGCACCTGGTCAGCGAAATGCCGGCCATTGAGACCAACCGCCTCGAAGAGAAGCGCCAGGCCCGCGTCGAAGACGCCATCAAGCGCCTGGAAAAGAAGATGGACGAACAACTGGCGCGCTCGGGCCGAATGATCGACGCCGAAGCCATCGCCGACGCCGCCACCCTGGAAGGCCAGGCCACACGCCTGCTGCCGGATGGCAGCGACGAAATCGACATTTTTGAATAAGGGGAAAACCGTGACTGAACAAATCAACTGGCCGGCCCACTACACCGCTGCCGACGTGAAGCTGATCGAAGCCGTCAAGGGCTGGATCGCCGAGCGCGACTACACCCAGGCTGCGCTGGCTCGGCTGGCCCGCATCAGCGGCAGCAGCCTGAATCAGATCATCAAGGGGGTGTATGCCACCAGCCCGACCAAGCTGCTCGCCTCGGTTGAAAGCGCCATGCGCCATGCCGACGAAACCAGCGGCCACGCCATGGCACCGGTGCAGACCAGCGTGTTCAAGCTGGTGAACACCGCCTGCGACATGGCCCGGCGCTACCGCAACTTCGCGATAATAACCGGCTTCGTCGGCACCGGCAAGACCTTCGCGCTCAAGTACTACGTCAGCACCCACCCGAACACCTACTTCATCGAAGCGGCGCCGACCATGACGCAGGCCAGCCTGACCAAGCAGCTGTATCGCCTGATCGTCGGCACCGGCAAGGGCAGCATCGCCGACAAGTTCGACGAACTGGTGGCCAGCCTGAAGAACACCGATGCGCTGCTCATCGTCGACGAGGCCGAGACGCTGACGCCGAATCAATTGCACACCATCCGCCGCGTGCGCGACCTGGCCGGCATCGGCATCGTGCTCGCCGGTACCGAACACCTCTCCGGCCTGATCAAGCCGCAGCACGGCCAGTTCGACCAGATACGCAGCCGCACCGGCTTCTGGCCGGGCACGGTCACCGGCATCACCGCCGAGGATGCCGCCGCCCTGGTGCAGTCCGCCTTCGGCAGCGAGGAAGTCGCCGAGGAGGTGATCGCCCGCCTGTTCGCCTACTGCAAGGGCAGCGCGCGGATGCTGGTCGAAGGCCTGGTCGCCGGCATCAAGGAATTCCGCAAGAACCGCCCGCTCGACGTGAAGCTGGTCGACGCGGTCGCCAAACAGGCCCTGTGCCTGCAATCGCTCGCCTAGGAGACCACCATGGCCAACCTTCGCCTTGTCCTCGCCGCCCTCTCGCCCCTGGCTGCTGCCGCCGCGATGCCGGTGCCTACGGTACTCACCCAGTCGTTCAAGGATCGCCTGACCACCCTCAACGATGCCACCCGCGAACTGCGCGCCATGGGCCTGCATGTCGTCTGGTCGAAGATGGCCGGGCCGCTGCCGCAGGCGCACATCCGCCGCGATGACGGCGTGTCGGTCGCCCGCCTGCTGGACCGCATGGGGCCGCGCAGTTTTCATCCTGTCGAGGGCGGCACGCTGGTCAGCGGCGAGTTCATGGGCGTGCAGGTCAGCTTCCTGCAGGTGGATGCATGACGACCGGCACCCCTAGCCGCTGGTCGGCCGCCGATGGCGCCGCGATCCGCCAGGGGCTGGCCGCCGGCCGGACCACCTGGGCCATCGCCCAAGCCCTTGGCCGAGCCGAATCCTCCGTCACTCGCCGTATCGAGACGCTGACCCGTGCCCGCACCACCACGCGTGCCTGCATGTGCTGCCGAAACCCCTTTACCAGCGACGGCCCGCACAACCGCCTGTGCGGCCGCTGCCGCAGCAAAGAGAAAACCCCGTTCGATTTTTAGGAGAAACCATGCAACAACAACAAATCATCCCCGCCGGCTACCGCGCCGACGCCAACGGCCGGCTCGTGCCGGAATCCATGATCAAGCCCATCGACCTGACCCGCGACCAGCTCGTCTCCGAGCTGGCGCGCAAGGCGCTGGACATGAGCAACCTCATCGCCCAGTTCAAGGCCGGCGTCTTCGCCGACATCAATGCCTTTGTCGACCTCTCCGGCGAGCAGTACGGCGTTGCCCTGGGCGGCAAGAAGGGCAACCTCTCGCTCTATACCTACGACGGCCGCTTCAAGGTGCAGGTCGCCGTTGCCGAGCATCTGGTGTTCGACGAGCGACTTCAGGCCGCCAAGCACCTGATCGACGAATGCATCGTCGCCTGGAGCGCCGATAGCCGCGACGAGATCAAGGTGCTGGTGCAATCGGCCTTCGACACCGACAAGGAAGGCAAGATCAACACCGGTCGCGTCCTCGGCCTGCGCCGGCTGGACATCAAGGATGAGAAATGGCAGCGCGCCATGAACGCCATCGGCGAAAGCCTGCAGGTGGTCGGCAGCAAGTCCTACGTGCGCTTTTACGAACGGGTCGGTGAGGATGAGTACAAGCCGATCCGCCTTGATATCGCGGCGGTGTGACCATGGGACTCATTTGTAATCTCGGAGCCTGGTCCAAGACAACTCTGGTTGACGTCGTCGAAGACGCAGAGAAACGCGAGGCACCCAAGATGGATACGGTCGTGCTCGGCATGGAAAACGGGAAGACGGTCGCCATCATCGTCATCACGGCTGATCGCGAGATCGACACCGAAATCGCCGCCTTCCGCCGCCAGATTGAGGAGGTGTGACATGGACACCAAGAAGATTCTCGCCGATGCCATCAAGACCATCGGCCTCACCATGCCGGTGGGCATGGAGGTGTTTTTCTTCCACGACCTCGGCGCGCCGGGTGCGTGCATGACGATCAGCGAACCGAACGGAAAGCAGACGGAATACCGCTTCCTGCATTCCGATCCGCTGCCGACCTTCGCCGTGGCCGAGCTGGAGCGTTCGAGCAAGATCGAGCAGACCTTGCGCGATCTGCTGGGCGCTATCGAACGCCACGCCGACGAACTGAACGGGTTTCTCGACAGCGAATCGCTGTCCCCCGAGATCGACGCAGCACGCGCCCTGCTGGCGGCAGGGTGGCAGGTCGATACCAATCACCCGGCCAACCGCATCGACCGCCAGCCGGCGACGGTCAGCTACCCGACCGGCAGCCTTGGCGAAGCGGTGGAGGGTTGAGTATGACCCGCTACGCACACCCGACCGGCGTATTCCACGTCGACCCCGTCCCCGGCCAGGCGCAGATCGCGCATTGCCATGGCCTGTTCGTCTTCCCGGAGAGCCGTGGCCAAGGCTTTGGCCATGTGCTCAAGGCCGAGCAGATGGAGTTGCTCGACGATCTCGGCTTCGATCTCGGCACCTGCACGGTCGATGCCGGAAACGTGGCACAGAAGGCCGTACTCGCCCGGGCCGGCTGGAAGCGCCTGATCACCTTTCATAACCGGCGCTCCGATACGCAGACCGAGTTGTGGGCGTGGGTGGTCGGTGCCGACATGATTCCGGCCGATCAGGAGCGGACGGCATGAGCGGCGGCGACGAAGACATGCTGCGCATCCAGAACCGTCAGCTTGAGCAGGAGAACCGCCGCCTTCGCCGCAACCTGCGCGACGAGTTCGCGATGGCGGCGCTGCCGGAAA